TATTTATTAAAGTAGTAGTTATTGGCCTACGATAATTTCGTAGACTTCTTTCCAATTTTTAACTACAGGAATATTAGGATTGTCAAAATCTAAACTGTGACCGTGCTCCATCAGGATACTCTTTAGTCCTAGATTGTAGCCAACTTCGCAGTTGATTTTTTTATCTTCGATCCAATAATAACCTGTATCACGATAGGGCTCTAAAGCTTCGTCTTTGTCTGCTCCGGTGTCTAGAAAAACGAATTTTTCGAAAGCGGTATTTCCAAATAGTTTTCTAAGATTCATGCGCCGTAGTTCTTGAGCGTTTTCATCTTTGCTCAATGATGTGATGGCGTGAAACACATAACCGTGTTCTTCATGCAACCGTTTGATGTAATACATAGCATCACGCAACGGAGGTAAAAATCCAATAGAAGCTGATTCGTTGAAGATACGTATCAGCTTTTTAGCCTGGTCTTTTTCAATACCATATCTGGTTCCAATATCGTATTTGAACTGCCAACCTTCCTGTTTGTTAAAACCATGCTGTAACATCCAAACATCAAATGCGTATTCCCAATCTAATGCTACACCATCTATATCAGTTAAAATGATTTTGTTTTTCATAGTGTTATTGTATACTCAGTTTATTCAAATGTCAAGTCCTCTATAAGTGTTGTTGCTCCGCCATAAATACTGGACTTACAGGAGGTATCCAAATGGATAAACGCACACAGAGACAGCAAGCACTACAACAGGATTGGACCCTTAATCCTCGTTGGAATGGAATACATAGACCATACACAGCAGAGGAAGTCGTTCGCTTACAAGGCTCAAAGACTTTCCCAAATCAGTTTGCTGTTGACCAAGCCAAAAAACTATGGCGATTACTCTTAGAAGAAGAGTATGTCAATACACTAGGTGCATTAACAGGCATGCAGGCATTACAACAAGTTAAAGCAGGACTCAAAGCGATTTACCTATCAGGATGGCAAGTAGCCGCCGATGCGAACCTAGCAGGAGATATGTATCCTGATCAAAGTTTGTATCCAGCAGATAGTGTACCAGCTGTTGTCCGTAAAATCAATAACACATTTGCTCGTGCTGATCAGATAGCATGGAGTGAGGGTGTAGAGAAAGATTTCTATGCACCGATTGTAGCAGATGCTGAAGCAGGATTCGGAGGTGTGCTCAATGCCTACGAACTAATGAAGGACATGATCGAAGCAGGTGCTGCCGGTGTCCACTTTGAAGACCAACTGGCTAGTGCCAAGAAGTGTGGTCATATGGGAGGGAAAGTCCTTGTTCCAACTAGAGAAGCTGTCAATAAACTCGTGGCTGCTCGCCTCGCAAGCGATGTTATGGGCGTTCCTACTTTGGTCATCGCCCGCACTGATGCAGAAGCCGGTAATCTTATTACCAGCGATATTGATGATAATGATAAACCTTTCCTTACTGGTGAGAGAACTGTTGAAGGATTCTTCTACACTAGAAACGGAATCGACCAAGCAGTCAGCAGAGCAGTCGCCTACGCACCCTATGCCGATCTTGTATGGTGTGAAACAGGGAAACCTGACCTTGACTTCGCAAGAAGATTTGCAGAAGCAGTACACAAGCACTATCCAAATAAAATGCTAGCCTATAACTGCTCGCCTAGTTTCAACTGGAAGAAAAACTTGGACGATGCAACCATCGCTAAGTTCCAGCGTGAGTTGGGTGCTATGGGTTACAAGTTCCAGTTCATCACCCTAGCAGGATTCCATAACCTCAACAACGGAATGTTTGAACTGGCACATGGTTATGCTCGCGAAGGCATGACAGCATTCGTCAAGATGCAGGAACAAGAGTTTGCCAATGCCGCTATTGGTTTTGAAGCGGTCAAACACCAGCGTGAAGTGGGCACAGGTTATTTCGATCTGATCACTACCACTGTTGAAAAAGATGCATCAACACAGGCATTGAAAGGCAGCACAGAAGAGGAGCAGTTCCACTAATGTTAGAAACCATATGCGATATCCTAGTAGAAGCATATAAACGTAACTGGATTACGAGTAGAGATGGCAACATCTCTATTCGTCATCATGACAGAGATCATTTCTATGTCACACCCAGTGGCGTTCGTAAGCAGACACTACAACCTGATCAGTTTAAAAAGATAAAAATCAATAAAGGTTATTTTGATCAACCGCCACGAATATTCCACAGCTGGGAAGAAATGCCTTACAGCGATATTTCTACAGGATTAAAGCCCACAGGCGAAATGCCTTTGCACTTTGGTCTACAGAAAGAAATACATAATGACGAAGTTCGTGTGGTCACACACATACATCCTACATATATCGTAGCAGCCATGCATGCTGGAATCGAACTCAGCGAGTTGGCTAAACACTTTCCAGAACTTAGTAGATATACTAGAGTAGCACCGAATGTAGGTGATGTTCCTCCTATTAGTCAAGAACTTGGAGATCAGTGCCACAAAAAGTTGGGTTTAAATGAAAAGACTGGAGAGATTAAGTACGATATCGTAGGAATAAAAGGTCATGGGGTTGTTGCTATAGATTCCACACCTTGGAGATCCTTCGAACATATCGAGCGTTTAGAGCATATCTGCAAGATTGTTCTAGCCTCTGGGAACTATTAATGTTAGCAATCATATATACCTTGGTGATGGTACAAATCACTATCGCTTGTGTTACATTGTACTTACATCGTAGTCAGGCACACAGAGCAGTACAATTCCATCCTGTAGTAGCACATTTCATGAGATTTTGGTTATGGCTGACCACAGGCATGGTCACTAAAGAATGGGTAGCCATACATCGCAAACATCATCAATCTTCGGATACCGAATCAGATCCACACAGTCCGCAGATCTATGGAATATGGCGTGTGTTGTTTGGTGGTGCATTTCTTTATGTAAAAGCAGCTAGAAATAAGAAGATGATCCAAGATTTAGGAATAGGTACTCCCGATGACTGGATTGAAGAAAAGTTATACACCCCGCACAGTCGCCTAGGGATTCTTTTAATGTTGATCATAGATCTTGTTCTTTTTGGCCCTGTGGGATTCGTGGTCTGGGGTGTTCAAATGATCTGGATTCCCTTATGGGCCGCAGGAGTTATCAATGGACTGAGCCATTGGTGGGGATATCGAAATACAAATACCAAAGACACTAGCCGCAACCTATGGCCCTGGGCAGTATGGATTGGCGGAGAAGAACTACATAACAATCATCACGCCAACGGTGCATCGGCAAACTTTCGACAGCGCAAATGGGAATTTGACATAGGTTGGATGTATATTTGTATCTTACAGTTTTTTAAATTAGCTAAAGTCAGATAACAAAAAACCCCCTTTCGGGGGTTTTTGTTTTATATAATAATGCTCTATGAGCTATATTACTTCTTCACGCCGTTGTTAACGAATGAATACATTTTTTCGGCGGTCTCTAATACTTTGTCTAAACCTGGAAACTCGGGCATATCTACTTTGCTAACGATCTGACCAGTCTTGTCATCACGCTTGGTAGATAATTCCCAACCCTGCCATTTGTAACTGAATTCTTGACCAACTAAATCTTTAGCCATTTCAAGAATTTCTGTACGGATTTCATAACCGTTCTTGTTAAATTTAACTTCTGGTGCTTTCATTTCTGGTAATTTAAAATCTGACATAATTTTCTCCTTGTGTGTGTATGTCTTGTACTTTTAGGCAGTACCTTCCTTCTTTGGAAACCAATGTTTGCTAATGGAATCCACAGAATATTTAGCCATGTCGATGGTGTTATTTACGGCCATCTTGGCGAATTGTGTTTGTGCATCGATGTATGCGTGTGCTGCTTTGTTAAGTGCAGCATCTTTGAAAATCTGATCGGCTACGATCTTTTTTGTATTTTGAAATGATTCAATATAAAAAACTGGTGAAAACATAACTCCTCCTTGTGTGTTTGTGTATGTATTATTATATACCCCTGTAGGGTAGAAATCAAGAGTAAACATGATTAAAATCTCCGATCCTGCTCGATGAGTTCTATCATTTTAGCGCAATCTTCCCAATGGCTGAATCTTCGAACGATCTTGTTTCTACAAGGTGTTAAGGTTTTGAGGATTATATCGTCCTCGTCGAACTGAGCTACCTCTGTGATATAACCCCACTGATTGCGCCAAGGTCCCCATTTGTTGTAGGGGACCTCTTCGAATTCATAAAACATGATTATTTACGGAAAAATTCCTGGGCTTCTCGCCATTTACCGTTGCGGGCCAATTCTGCGGCATATCGAGCTTCTCCGAAAGCGCAGAGAAAATTCCATATTGATGAACTGATTTTTTTGAACATTTCTGTCTCCTGTGTGTATATCAGTATTTATACTGAGAGCTTGCGCACCGCACAATTTCAAATGATTTTGACAGATTAAAAATATAGTTTATAATAAGTCTAAATTTGAGTTAAATATATCATCGGATGGAAAACTGAATGAAACTTAAAACAAGATCAATTCTACAAGAGTTAAATGAAATCGCAGAAGTTCGGAATAAAGATGCGTTATTCGAAAGCCGAGCCACAAACATCATTAATTCTGCTATAAACCTGTTGGAAAGTCTGCACAAAAACTACACAGCTGAACAGGCAGATGAGTTAGAGCGTCGTTTCATCAATGCTATCCGTGGACAAGATTCTGCTAAATTTAGCAGAGGAATACGCAAGATAGCCGAATCACGCAGACCTAGAAAGAGTTTGGATCAATCAGAAGATGAGTAAATTATTAGAGGGCGGAAATGTATTCAAAGGCCCAGACAAAACTCCACTAACTCGCAGAATCAAGCGAGAAGAAATACCCACCACTATCGCTTTCTTAGAAAAAGAAACTGGTGTGGATTTTACCACAGACAAAGACGAAGAAGGAGTTCCTATCAAATGGTTAGGAACCACTGGTCGAAAAGTAGACAGCGGCGATCTGGATCTAAGTGTTGATGCCAACGAACTCGACAAAAAAGAATTCGCACAAAAACTGATCAGCATCTTTGGCAAGGACAGTGTAAAGCTCAGCGGAGATAATGTACACTTAAAAACTCCTATCAACGGTGATCCTGCTAACGGGTTTGCACAAACAGATTTTATGTTTTCCACGAATCCTAAGTTCCAGCAAGGTAGTATGTTGGGTGGCACCGCAGATAGTCCTTATCGAGGAGAACATCGTCATATATTGCTAAGTTCTATAGCTAGGGCCCGCGGATTAAAATATAGTCCCAAACACGGTTTGGTAGATCCAGAAACCAACGAACCTGTGCCTAATGGCGACGACTGGAATGTTATCTCTAAACAACTGCTAGGACAGACTGCCACAGTCAAAGATATAAGATCAGTTGAATCGATCATATCTTACATTAAGAAATTACCCAACTATGAAGAATTGATCGCAGCAGCACAGGAAACTCTAGGTCGTAGCGGCATTGAACTTCCGAAAAAAGAAGCCATCGAAAGTTTCCAACCAGGCAGTATCGGTTGGATGCGTAGAATGATAGATCTAGTAAAATGAGAGCATTTGAAATCATAAATGAGAAGTGGAGCGAGAAATACAAACGCTCTATCAACTGCTCTAATCCTAAAGGGTTCAGTCAACGGGCGCACTGCGCTGGCCGTAAAAAAACCAATGAGGACGAAACTCCTGCTCCTAAGAAAGTAGGAAGAGAATTTAATCACCTAGAAGATCTTGTGTTTACAGAAGCCAACGGCGCCCAACGTGCCATACAGATTCTTAAAGATCTTGTTAGTCCTAAAACAGAAATATCAATCAAGTGGGACGGCAATCCTACTGTGTATTGGGGTAGAGACGATGACGGTACCTTCCGCATGGTAGGTAAGAACAATTGGGGTCGTGAGGAAGGTAAATCATCTAGTCCAGAAGAACTCAAACAGTTTATCATGAGTCGCGGCAAAGGAGAAGACTGGAGAGAAAAGTTTGCTTCAGATATGGCCGGCTTGTGGCCCGTATTCGAGGCAGGCACACCCAAAGACTTCCGAGGATATGTTTACGGAGATATCCTATTCCATCCTGGTAGACCCTATGACAGCGGCGATGGTAAGATCACTT